GAACCATCAAAACCAAATTTTTTCATTAATCCTTCTTCCTGTAATCCTAACCATTTAGCAAATTTTAAACCAGTTGTATAGTTAGCTCTTACAGCAGTTTGAACTCTATTGATATTATTTTCTTTTGCTATTCGTGCAAAATCTTTCTTAATAGCTTTAGCGACTAACAAAGGATGATCTAAAGCATCTTTAGTAGCTAACACCCAACCTTCTGCAACACCACTCCAAATTATTTTCATACCTGCAGCAAAGATAGGTTTGCCATCAATCATACCTGTAAATGATAAATTATCTTGTTCTAGGTTATCTGGGTTTCCATTAAACTCCATATCTTTATCCATTAATAAATGATTCATTTGTTGCTTCATAATATATCTTCCATGTTCACCTTTATATTTAACTATATTTAATATTCTATCCATCATTTGTTTGAAGTTTAGGATATAAAGATAATATTGTTAAAGGTAAAGGTTGTGTTTGTCTAACAAATATAAAACCATCTGTTTCATAATTGCCTCTAAATTCTATTTCTTTATCTCCTGTAAATACATTAATACCACTATTCATTGCGTTAGCTGAAGATCTAAAAGGTATTCTTTCCATGTTATTAAGATCTGGTCCAACTTCAACACCAATACTTTCATAAAGTCTAGCAGTAATTTCATATATTCTTTTTGTTTTAGATTGTGATGTACCATTCTCTCCACCAGCATCTATTCTCATTGTTTGTAATAATGATGTATAACTTAATCCAACTTTAACTTTACTTGCAGATCTTTCTAAAGTTATTGATCCAGAGCTAACTGTTTTATCTGGATGAGTTGCGCCATCTGCTAATATCGAAACTGTTTGACCTTCAAGATGAGCAAGACCAGATATAGTTGTAACCGCAGATCCATCATAAGACAATTGTGAATCTAAAAAATTAAATGTTGTATCATCTGTTTCATTAAAATCTAAATTATGTAAATATTCTACATATCTTTTTGTTACACCATTAATAGTTCTTTTAACAATAACCCATATTTGATATTCACTATCATCAGTAGGTAAGACTTCAACACTTTCACAAACTGCATTACCGCTGCCAAATGCTCCACCAAATATATGTCTGTGCCAAGCAGTTACTTGTTGTTCTCTTTGATAAGTAAATCCTAAAAGTTGACCATCAGTTCTAACACACCAAACAACACTATTAGGTTCTTCTTGATATGCCATTTGTGTAATACCAGTTTTAGTAATATGCTCGGCAAGGATAGTTAAATCTGGAGCTACATAACCATCAACATCAAAGTTATAAGCTAATTCTCTTAATTTTCTTTTAGCTCTTTGTAAAAATATAGTAGCATTGCCAACAGCAATACCATCTACATTTGCAGCACCATGATTTGATTGTTTATTAATTGCAATGTTTGTTGGCGTAATAGCAACTCCACTTGATGTCGAACCACCTGTAACTGCAAACTCTCCACCTGCAGTACCAATAATTAAAGTTCTTGTTGCTGTTAAAAATCTAATTGCATTTACTTGGTTAGAAGCAATTGTATAAACAATAGCATCATCATCAGCTACTGTGCCATGATAATTATCATCAAAGTTTTCATAGTCACCAGATTTTGAAAAAAATATTGTTTGGGGTTGTGATAAACTTGCAGCAAATACTAATCGTTGTTCAAAAAAAGTTACGCAAGATGGATAGCCTGTGGTATCTGAAAATGAACCTAACGCAAAATCTGTAGTCGCAATAGTAGTTCCTAAATCTTTTATTACAGTTCCAACTACAACAGTTGAAGATGTATAAGAAGTTACTTTTATATGACCACTATTAATATGTATAAATCTTCCAACGTCTGTTGATAAAAAACCTTGATCATTATTTATTCCTGTAACTGCAGAAGCTGTTACAGTTGCAGTTTGACCAACAGATTTATGAGATGAAGTTAATGTTGTTGTGGTAATATTGTGATCCATAAATGGACCATTATTAATTATATCATCAATTAAAGTCCAAGATGTATGACCTGTTCTAGCTAACTTTTTTGGTGGATGATTTGGATGTGTAAGGTACATTACGTCTGCCGATTGTGCGAACTTAATATCAAATAATTCTGCTTCTAAATAAGGTGAACTAATTTCATAAGGTGATCCACCAGAAAGTATTTGACCATTGTCTTTATAAAATCTTATGTATTGATCTCCAAACTCAAGTATATAAGTTTGTACTGTACTAAATTCAAAAGATATTAATCTAGTTTTTTTTGAACTGTCTTTTACTTCTGAAACAAATTGTGTACCAGATCTTCTTGCAGCACTTCCGTGTGGGTAGACAATCATATTTTCTAAAGTCTTACATCCTGTAGAATATTTAGCTAAATCGTTTCTACCATCTAGTCTTGGTGATAATTCACCACCAGTAAAATTGGTTAACTGTACCGCAACTCTAGCCATTTATTAATACCTTGAGTTTATAAAAGTAGAAGAATCAATTATATCTGCTTGACCATTATCTGGATTAGTATTGTAACCTTCAGTAGCATCTACAAATCTTGCTTCTTTTAATTTATCTTGAAATAAATTATACATATTTTGTGTAGTAGGATTAGATGATGTTATTGCATAAGCAATGTCAGCAGCTAATGCAGAAGATATAGTTTCTCTTAATAATTCATCGTATTGATTTGGATCTTCTATTCTTGAAACATATTGTATTTTAACTGTACCATGATTTGCTAAAATTTTTCTACCTTCAACTTTATAATCATAATCATAATTTAAAATTGTAATAACTCTCAAACAATCAGCAGGTAAAGTAAACTGATAACTAAAACCCCATGAAGGAGTTTCTGTATCTTTTGCAAGTTCAACTCTTTTAATTAAACAATTCCAAGGATGAGATCTAAATAAACTATCTCTAACTTGTGTGTATCTTGCATTGCAAAGTCTTGCGTTTTTTGAATCTTCTGTAAGTGTTAAGATTGTTGATGCACCAAGTTGGTTTAATGCTCCATTACAAATGTCTACTACTGATGCCATATTACTCCTTTATAATATACTTTCGCCTTATCTGTCTATCTTTTTCTAATGCAAAGATTTCTTCTGTAGTTCTTTCTTCTTTAGCATCAAAACCATAATGGTATTTACCATCATTTTTAAATCTGTCCACCAATACATATCTATAGATATGATCTCCTTTCTTAAAATGTAATACTGTTTTTAAATCTTTTATTTGTTTCATGCACTTTAGGGGGTTTCTACTCTCGCTTCCACCCCCTAAAATTCTATTTATTATGCTTCGTGAGCTTGTACTTCCACAACTTTTGCTTCTTCCATTCTAGTTGCACCGAATGCAGCAGAATAGTAAACTTGAGTTGCGTAGCCTTTGTCAGATCTTTCATCGATTCTAGCAGTAGAATCTTTACCAACAGCTAATGCAACACCATCTTGCACGAAAGCGATACATTTTCTTTTGTTAGTAGCGATTGCTAGTCTGTTAGACACACAGAAATCAAAGCCAAGGAATGTATTAACATCTCCAGCAGCTAATGCTTTTACTGTGTTGAAGTCACTTGAAGTTACTTCAGTAGTTCCTAATAGATCAGAGATCTGTTTTGGAGATACTACGATGTATCTTTTTAGTGAAGGATCAACGTCAGCAAGATCGATGATTTCTTTTGCTTGTCTTAATTTAGCAACAGTTAAACCAGCAGTTCCAGCTTCAACGATTTTTTGACCAGCAGGTAATGCAACAGCAGTACCACCAGCAACACCTGTGTCAGATGAACCAAGTGCAGCAGTAATGATAGCATCATCCATTGCTCTACCCATTGCATAAGCAGCAGCTTGTGCATAGCTAGAAGTAGGATCTACTAACATTCTTACTTTATCTAAATCGTCTACAAGATCTGCGAACTCATAGTCAACAAGTGAAACTCTTCTTCTTGAGTGAGGAGTATCTGCTTGTGGAGTGTCAGAGTGTCTAGTTGATCGAACGGTTGCCGTTACAGAACCAATTTGGTCAAAGAAAGCATTCTTCCCTGTAACAGACTCAAGTCTCACTTTATCTCTTAAAAGTGATCCTTTTTGTTGTGATAACATTTGTATGTTTGAACTATATTGTTCTACAAATGCTTTTGTTATTTCAGTTGACATATTATGTCTCCTTAATTGTTAAGTTAATGTTAAAACAAAACAGAGACGTTATCAGAAAATCTGGCTTCTCTTGCATTTAAAGTCTGTTAGACTAGAGTCTATTCCTTCTTGTCAGTAAGGTTCTTGCGAATTGTCTTACTTTTGTTAGCCGAATTTTCATTCGGCTTACAAATCCATTTATAATATTCTTCGCAAATTGGCAAGGGATTAGATTTTTGATTTTCTGATCCACTTTCTACAACAATACGAAGTATTTCTAATTTTAATTCTTTATTATCCATTAAGCATTGTTCTTAAAGTAAACACTTGCTGAACTACTTTGTCATGATCTGGGTGACCTTTATTCCAATATGGACCATCCCTATCATTAACAATCTTGCTAATTTCAGCTTCGTAGTCTGTACCTCTGTCAACATTTTCACTTTCAGTACCAATTAATTTATCTTCAGATAAAAGATTAGCAATGTTAGCAAAGCCTTTTATAACATCAGGATGATCTCCAATTCTTGTACCATCTTTAAGTTCTAAATTTAAAATGTCTCCACTCATATTTGCTTTTGCTACAGCTCCTGCTTTCTTAATATTATCTTCATAAGATCTACCCCACTCTTTACGAAGTTCAGCTTCTGCATTTGCTTGTGCAGTTTCTGTATTTACTCTTGCTTGTTGAGCAGAACCTTCCATAGAGTTCTTGTAGTATTCAAGAATACCTTGAGCTTGTTTATTATTTAAACCTAGCTTATGAGCATTCTCTGCAAAAGATTTAACTGCGCCTTCATCTAATGGTACAACATCTGATTTAACTTCTAGTTTATATTTATCTGGTGACTCTGGTCTACCTAGCTTTCCATAAACTTCATTCCATTGATCTTCAGTTGAGTTTTCATTTGGTACTGCAACTTTATCTTGACCAATCATTCTAGTTGCGTTGATATAACTTTTTGCTAACGCATCTATCTCTGTAAATTTAGAAATGTTAGGATCGTTTCTAAACTCTTCAGAGATTGTTTCTTTCCAAGATTTAGCAACAGTTGGTTGCTCTGTTGTTGTAGAACTAACCGCTTGTTCTGTTTGTTGAGGAGTGTCTGTAGTAGTTTGTGTTGTCTCTGCTACAGGCACATCAGTTTGTGTTATCTGTTCATTTGACATTTTTATTCTCCTTTTGCAGCATTTGTTTTATAAATAGAAGTACGCTGCGTTGACCTTCCATATATGCACTCTCATGACTATCACCTTTTACATTGGTAGTAGAATGATAATGACATCTTTTTTCTAAATCAGATAAGACTTGTTTGCCTTCTTCTGTATTAAAAATATATTGATAGTTGTCTCTTAATTTTTTTATTATACTTTCCAGCTGTTTATTTGTTTCCATATTATTCCACTTCAGCATTTGCTACAGCTCTAGCTTCTTCTGGTAAAGCCTTTGCTAGTGGTGCTATATCTCCCCCTGCTTGAGCTACTTGTTGTAGCTGTTGCATTTGTTGCATTTGTTGTTGTTGTTGTTGTGCTTGTTGTCTTTCAGCATTTAATTGTGATTGTGGTTTTAATATTTTTTGCGGAACACCCACAATGTCTGCCAAGTGTCTAACTAATTTATCCATATTGATATGATCAAATACTGGAGCAACATTAGCAAGTGATCCCATAATCTCAATAGCTCTCATAATAGATTGTAACTCACTAGACTTTTGTGCTTTAGCTAATGGAGATACATATTCTATTTCTACATCTTTACCTGCTAAAAATTCTGGAGCTTGTCTAAACAAATTCTTTCTTAATATAATTGAAAAACATCTATCGATTAATGGCTTTAATAATTCTGATTGTAGTCTACCTAATACTGGACCAAGCAATCTCATCTTCTCTTCGTTTCTTTGTATTACTTCTGTTGCTGTCATCTGTGGACCATTCTGCATCATTAATTGATTTACATAGAAAGCATTTCTAATTGAGTTTCTTCTTTGCTCTTCCATGTTTAAACCTAGTGGAGTGTTTGCTCCAATGTTTAATGGTTCAATTCTATCTCTAGTTCCTGCTCTGTAAAAATTTAAACCCCCTGGAATTGTTCTTACAGGTAACATAAATCCATCATCTGGAACAAGTAAAGGTGGATCAACTTGTTTCTGTGCAGACTTGATTGTAGTCTTTGACATTTCATTTAACATCTTAACATCTGGTAAAGCTGTCATTGCTGGAGATCTACCATAGATTTCGTGTGATGCTTTTAAGTATCTTGGTACTACAAATGGAAACTCTTTAAATCCAGATACAGATAATTCATCACCAGACTCTGCATCTAAATAAATAGATTCAAATGGCATATTAATTTTATCTTGTTTCTTTGGATTAAAATCAGATCTTGGATAAACCGCATGAAGTATTTCTACTTCTTCGTATGGATCTTTCTTTGCTTTAGTTGCAATGTTAATTGATATGTCGCCAAACTTTTGTATTGCTGCTCTTGCAGATATATGAAACTTTCTAAATACTGTATCAATTCTTCCTTTATCATTTTCAGCAATAAAGATTTCGTTAATGTGTCTTGTAGAAAATTTTAAAACATCTTCATCATCTTCTTCGATAAACATTGCTGCTGTACCAAATGTAATTAGATCATGATACAGTTCAAATATTTCTTGTTGGAAGTTTGATTTATTAAATGCTGCATACATTGTTTCTGTTGCAGACTCTAACCATTCTTTTGCTTCATCCTCATTCTCCATATCATCTTCTTTAAATCTTAAAGAGAACCATGGTGTAGATGGATTAGTTAACATACCATGTAGTGATGCTGCTAATAGTTCTACTGATTGTAATGGTGAACCATCAAAAATAAGTTCTGTTCTTTTATCACCTTTAGATCTTGTTTTAGTTACATCAGCTTTTCTTGGTTGCATATAGTCTGCAACTTCTTGCCAATGACTTTCCCAATTTTGTCTTTGGGATTTTAATCTGTCAAATCGTTTTAATAAATTTTTTGCTTTATCTGTTTGCGCCATTATGCTCCACCTAATAAACTTGGTTTACCTAAAGTCAAATCACCAGATACACCAGTAGGTTTTGTTATGATTGTTGACGATCTACCTTTAGCTTTTGTCTTTCTTACATCGTAAGCATCTGTTGCTTGTGATTGTGAAACTTCTGCTATAGTTGGAGTAACAATTGGTTTTGGTGCAGGTGCAGGTTTACTTGGTTTAATAACTGATCCCATATTATTTTCCAAATGTTAATGAAGATTTAGTTTCAGATTTAGTTTCAGATTTACATTCTCTGTTTACTGCTACACCATTTTGTAAATCATTCATGTTATTAAATTTAGGTTCTATTTTTTTCTTTGCAGGTTTTATTTTTTTGATAACTGCTTTTACTTTTTCTAACATATTATTCTCCTAATAAAGTTTTAAGTTTAGATTCTTCATCTTCCTGCACACCTAATGGTCCAGTAAGAATTGTAGACTTTCTACCTTTTCTTTTTCTTTCAATCGCATCTTGTTCAGCTTTTATTCTTGCCTTTTCTTCTGCAGATAATTCTGTGCTTGGCGGCTCTGGTGGCGGAGCAACAGGCGGAAGCGGTGGCATTTTTGGTTTAAATATTGATCCCATATTATATAATCCTATAATTATTATCTGCTACACTTTGTGGAGCAGTTTGTCTAGTATTTAATTCTTGTAGTCCAACAGCTAGATACCTCATTGCATCACAAGCATGAGAACTCCAATCATGTACAGGTTTCGATCTGAACATTCTATTTTTGTCAATGTACTTCCTATGGTAATGTCTTAACGCATCTACAAGACTTTTGCAATGGTCTGTATCAATCCAACATCTAGGCAATAACATTGTTACTGCATGAATACCTTCTTCTATTGGTAGCTTCGGTACTACTTTAAACCGCACACCTAATTGATAGGCTATCTCTCTTCTGGTTTTACCATTACCAAACTCTTGCACATCTATATCATGCGGAGCATAATGTTCCTTGTATATGTAAGGTTTTTCATTAAGCATCTGTATGTAGTGTGGTAATCCATGACCTCTTTCTTCATGGTAATCTATAATCTGTATTGCTGTTCCTTTTTGTTGAAAGAATATAATACTACTGTGGTCGGCTACTCCGAGATCCCATGCAGTAGAGACAGGCAAGGAAGGATCATAAGGAACTCTAGCTATCTGGTTCTTATCATCTATCTTTGCAATCTCATCTCCATATATTGCACCTTCAATGTTTGCAATCCAATCACACTCAAACTCTTGCAGGTATTTCTTTTCACCCATAACTTCTTTGGCTTTAACAAGTTCTTCTTCATCAACTATCTTTGTCTGACTTGCTTTTGCTTTATAGTTAAACCAATCTTCCGCACCATTTGCGTGTTGGTATAGATCATAGAAGTTATTATTCATTCCTGCTGGTGTACCAATGAATACACAATAACCTTTACGATCTGATAGAGCTGGTCTAATTATTTCTGGAAATAGCTTTTCATTTACATTTGCGTACTCATCTATGACGCATCCGTCTAGGTATATACCTCTCAAGCCATCGCAGTTCTCTGAACCTAATAATGTTATCCTAGAACCATTTGGCAGATCTACTCTTAACTCTGTTTCATTAAACTTTGTTGCTGGGATTTTTGCGGTAAATTGTTTTATATAATCCCATGCTATTGCTTTAGCCTGTTTAAAGGTTGGTGCAATGTAGGCAAACCTAGGATTCTTCTCTTTGGTCAGCAATGCTGACTTAATCAAATGATTGATCATACATACTGTCTTGCCAAACCTTCGGTGGCAGACCAGCACACTCCATCTGTATCTTGAGATCTGCTGGTGTAGATAGGCTTGATGTTTTCTTGGTGTGTAAGGTATCTTGATATTCATTAGTGTATCATCTTTGATTTACCATTATGTTCTAGTGGCAGGTAATCTATACCTAGTGTTACCATAACATAATTAACAAATAATTGAGCAGAGTGTTTGTTAGGTATACCAATAAACTTAATAGTTACTGCATTAGTCTTTTCATCAACATAAGCAATACAATCTAAATCTTCTGCGTGTACATAATCCATATACCATATCTAGCTAATTTAGAATTGTTTTAAAGTAAAAAATAAAATATGGCAAAACATTGAATAAAATGGTGCAGGGTTGTTTGTGGGGGTGTCTGTGTATGGGTGTGGAAATTATCCATGTATATATATATAATAAACATACACCACAATCTAGGGTGTAGGGGGGGTCAGGTTCTATAAAATTTAAAATTATTCCTATAACTTTATATTATCGGAACTATTTCCGTTTGTTATATCGCATAAAAAAAAATTGCGCGTGTTAATATATGAATTGTATCTTTAAACAATATCCCTCAATCTATTTAGAACCATTATAAATTATAACCTGTATAAATTATAACCTGCGTCAATTTGTCAACTATCAATTTACAATTTAATTAATAAAGTTTTATTAAAAACAATGGAGAATAAAACATGAGTAAAAAAATACGATCTAAAAAAAATAATCTTTTAAATTACTTTGTTTATGATCATAAAGATTTAAGCAATGGATATTTAAAAAGCTGTAATGAGTTTTTTAAATCAATAGAAAAAAAACCATTAGAGACTAAAGAAATAAAAGTAAATACTAATAGATTAAAGAAATTAGGTTTAATATCATGATTAAAAAAATATTAAATATATTAGACTATGTTTTTTTTGGTGCGCTTATGTTGTATTTTTTTTGCGGTGGTTTTAAATATACAATAGACTATTTAGCTGCGACAATTTGACAAGTATAAAAATAAAACAACAACAATTATAACAATAGAAAACAACTAACAAAGGGAAAAAAAATGAAAGTAGAAAACATAACTAGCAACAATGGGAACAAAATAGCCAATCAATTTATAATTACTGATGAAGATAATGGACACACTTATTTTCAATCTTATAATTCAATAATTGTAAAAAAGTATGTAGGTCAAACTCAACAACATACATTTTTAGATCAAAAATATTGGAACTACTCAAAAACCACAGGCAAATATAGAAATATATTTTTAGGTGAAACTATAACAGAAACTAAAAAGAAAATTAAAAGCGGTGAGTATATATTAACAGACTTAAACAAATAAAAAGGTAAAGAGGTTAATTAATGATATATAAAAAATGGAAAGATATATATTTAAACATCATACAGAAAGCTAGTGATCGATTAGGTTATGACGCTTCGGATCTTAATCCGTGGTTCTATACTATATATGATCATCTTCACAGGTCAAATGCGGATAGCTTGAGAGAGTTTAAAAGAAAACTAAAAGAGGTGCGACATAATGCCAATAGAAATTAAAGTTTTATTATTGTACGGATTAGTTTTTATAGTTTACGAATTAATAAAGAAAGCGAGGAATAAATGACACCAACAGAAAAAGAAAGTTTAATTTTAGCAAGTAGTTACTTCTTATGTGAGGAATTGCCAAAAAATTTTGATAAATGGTCAGAAAAAAAAGTAAATGATTATTGTCAAAATAATGCTTGGGAACCTTT